ACAGAACGCTTGCAAAAAGAGGGCAAGCTACCAAAAGGTCCACAAAAGATGAAAGCCGCAAAGGGCGGCAAGATGATGGAAGTAGCCCTGTCAAAAGGCGAATACGTAGTTGACGTAAGCGACATTGACAAGTTTGGTGGGTACGATGCTCTCAACAAAGAAAACGACAAGGGCAAGCCAGAAGTAGATCGCAGACAGGCCATGCAAGAGGGCGGGTTTGTTACTCCGCCTGAACGCAGTCCATTTAGAAAACCTGTGCAAGTTACAGGAGATGAATACGGAAAAAATATGTCTGCTTTAGAGGCTGCACCCGCCCTTTTAACAGGAACTTTAGATGATGTAAATGAAGCTTTAGCGCAATCAACGGCGTACAGAGAAAGATTTAAACCCCAAGATAACGATGCTTCTGAAGACACTTTACGCCATATTTTAGTGTCTGGGTATATGCACAATAAACCAAATAAATTTGCTAGATATTTTGGAGATATAGCTTCCGGACTTTTAGATGATAGAGAACTTGGGGGCAGTGTTGAAGATCAGATAGATTTAAATAACAATGCGTATGGAAGAGCACTTAGAGAAAAATATCCTGATAGGGATGAATTTACAAAACAAGCCATTCGTGTTGTGAGAGAACTTTACAGAGGAAATCCTAAAAAATTAGGTGATTTAAGTCCTATGTTAAGCACAGGCAGAGAATAAAAGAATTCGTCGGCTACCCGTTAACAACGGCCCCGACACAACCGAAGCGGCTACCTACAAGCCAAAGTAGCCCCGCTATGAAGAGGTAACAAAATGGCAAAACAAGTACGTGGCGCAAGAGCCAACAAACCGAACGACTCTTTCGGAACTATCAACAGCGAGACTCTCTACAAAGGCAACTATCGTGAGGACGTTTACATAGACGACGACGATACCCCAGAGGTAGAAGCAAGCGAAGATACCGACCAACCTGAATCTACTAGCTTTGCAGAAACAACGCAAGAGAAACCGGATCATAACTACAAAAAACGATACGATGACTTGAAGCGACACTACGATGCAAAACTTGCAGAATTTCAGGCGGAAAGACAACAACTAGAAGCGGCAACTAAACAGGCAAACGTGCCCATGCCAAAGACAGTTGAAGAGTTGGAAGAATTCAAAGCGCAATATCCTGACGTGTACGGAGTTGTGGAAACTGTAGCAGCAATGCAAGCCAGTGAACGCACCACCGAACTCCAAAAAGAATTGGAAGTCATTAAAGAGCGTGAGAAGGAAACGGTAGTACAGGCAGCTTACCGCGAACTAACAGCTAATCATCCGGACTTCGATACGATCAAATCGGACGAAAAGTTTTTAGCTTGGCTTCAAGAGCAACCCGAATCCATTTCGGATGGTATTTACAATAACAATACCGACGCTCGTTGGGCCTCACGAGTTCTTGATCTGTATAAAGCAGACGCAGGAATTTCAAAAAAGAAGACTAACAAGGCGAAGACCGATGCTGCAACTGCGGTACGTGCCCCTAAAGCTAGGGACATTGCATCTGAAGAAAGCGGAGACACTCGCATTTGGAAGGCTTCTGAAATCCGTAATCTCAAGCCGTGGGAGTTCGAAAAGCTGGAAAGCGAATTGGACACTGCACGTCGAGAGGGACGGATCGACCCTAACAACTAATCCTCAAATAGAGGGAAGGAAAAGAACCAATGGCATTTGGTACTGCTGCAGGTTATGGTAACCTGCCTTCCGGTAATTTTGCACCGGAAATCTTTAGCCAAAAGGTTCTCAAGTTCTTCCGTCGTGCTTCGGTTGTAGAAGACATTACAAACACCGACTACGCGGGCGAAATTGAAAACTTTGGCGACACGGTTCGCATCATTAAAGAACCAACAGTCACTGTCTCAGCATATACACGGGGTTCCGTTGTAAATGCACAAGACTTGGCTGACGATCAAATCACGATGGTTGTCGATAATGCAAACGCTTTTGCGTTTAAGATCGACGACATCGAAGAGCGTCACTCGCACGTAAACTTCGAAGCACTTGCCACCTCATCTGGTGCATTTGCCTTGAAGCGTAAGTACGATGCCAATGTGCTTCAGGCTATGTCTGATGGTGCTGGTATTGCGGGTGCTGACGATGCTTCACTCTCCGGCGGGTTGACTACTACCAACAGTGCTCTGGGTACAGCATCTGCTCCAATCAACGTAGAAACTGACGACGCTGGCATCAACCTGATGCTGCTGATGGCACGTACACTTGACGATCAGTCTGTGCCAGAAGAGAATCGTTGGTTTGTAGCACCACCAATTTTCTACGAGAAAATGTTCCAAGCCGGAAATAAGATGGCTGAAGTTCAGGTAACTGGTGACGCTACTTCTCCACTGCGTAACGGCCTTGCAGTTCCGGGACTCCTCGCTGGTTTCCGCTGCTACAAGTCTACTGCGCTAAACTCATCAGCAGGTACCGATCAGGTAACTCTGTCTGGTGTGGCAACTGACTCTTCTGAGAATATAGTTCTCGCTGGTCACATGTCATCCACTTCTACTGCTTCGCACATTGCTAAGACCGAAGTGGTTCGTTCAACTGAGTCGTTCTCTGATGTTATTCGTGGTCTGCACGTTTTTGGTCGCAAAGTTCTGCGCCCAGAAGCTATGGTTCGCGGCGTCATCGACTTTGCGTAAGGGGAGATATATAAATGGCTACTTATGATCGTACCGTTACTGGTGGAGGAACCGTTGGTCATCCGGCTAACCTGCCTCGCCCGTATGTTATCACCTCTCCGGTCTACGACGCGGTTGATAACACGTCCCTCGCTGGGGCTGATATTGTCAAGATGATCGATCTGCCCGCAGATACGATGGTAATCGGCGGCTCTCTTGAAGTCCTTGAGGCTTCAGGCAACGCCTCCGTGACGCTTGACGTAGGCACCAGCACTGACGTTGACTCACTGGTTGACGGCGGCGCAAGTAACGCTGCTGCAATCATCCAGTTCAACCTGAAGGCTACAGGCGTAAATATGGTCACTGCTGCTGACTCTATTCAGGTGACTGTGCTTGACTCCGGATCAACCGGCACGACTGCACTGCGCTTCCGTGTACACGCCGTCGTATGCGACGTGTCACAGAACCCTACTGAGTCTGCTACTGTTTCTACTGGAACATAACACTACTCAAGGGGGCAGGGCAACTTGCCCTCTTGACTTTTTACTCAATTCATGTTATAAGCAATAACCTTTGCGGGGGATACACCTATGGCACGTAAAGCACCGGCCAAACCAAAGAAGAAGTCGGGCAGTCCTCCCAAGAATCCTGCATTATATTCTCGTGTGAAGGCAGCAGCAAAAAAGAAATTTGATGTTTACCCTTCGGCGTACGCAAATGCTTGGCTTGTTAGAGAGTACAAGAAGCGTGGCGGGACATACTAGCTATGGCTAAACCAAAGGGCGGTTTAACTAAGTGGTTCAAAGAAGACTGGCGGGATGTAAAGACCGGCAAGAAGTGTGGTCGTTCTGGTTCTGAAAAGAAGAAGCGTCCTTATCCAGCTTGCAGACCAGCTAAAGTTGCCAGCCGTATCACCAAGAAAGAAGCAGCAAAAAAGACCGGACCTCGCAAGGTTAATTGGTCTGTAACTGCTTCTGGCAGAAAAAGGAAGAAGGCCAGTGGCAAGAAAGCCTGACAACATGCCCGCCCGCAACAAAAAGAATTTTCGTGCCACCAAGAAGGGTGCGGGAATGACAAAGGCTGGGGTAGCTGCGTATCGCAAAAAGAATCCCGGCAGCAAACTAAAGACTGCTGTTACAGGCAAGGTTAAGCCGGGTAGTGCCGCAGCAAAGCGTCGCAAGTCATACTGTGCTAGGTCTGCAGGACAAATGAAAAAGTTTCCCAAAGCAGCCAAAGACCCGAATAGCCGTCTGCGCCAAGCACGAAAGAGATGGAAATGTTAAATTTACTTATCGGACCAATTACACAACTGGCAGGTACGTGGCTTGAAGGAACGGTTGAAACAAAGAAAGCAAAAACTCTGGCGAAAGTTGCAACGGCCAAAGCTGAAGCAACGATTATGGAAAAAAAGGCCACTGGCGAGATTGACTGGGACTTAGAAGCAATCAAAGGTGCCCAGAACTCGTGGAAAGATGAATGGCTGGTTATTTTGTTTTCTGTGCCGCTGATATTGGCTTTTATACCGGGTATGGAAGATGTCGTCTCACATGGATTTCAACAATTGGAGCAAATGCCTGAATGGTACCAGTACAGCTTGGGCGTTATCGTTGCTGCAAGTTTTGGAACGAGGGCAGCGACAAAGTTCTTTGGTAAAAAGTAATGACTATAGTTATGGAAAGAGTGCTGGCGTGGAAACTACTGCCTCGCTTTATGATGATAATGATGTCTCTGTCAGCGTGGAGAGTAGTGGAGTGGTTTATGACTCTGCCCGACCCAACGACCCAACAGTCCGCATTGGTAAGTGTAGTCACGGGGGCAATGACAGGTGCATTTGCGGTGTGGATGGGACATGAAAAATGAAATATAACACTTCACATTTTCTAGACAAACTAATCGAACACGAGGGTATGGTGCTTACCGTGTACGAAGACAGTTTGGGCATAGAAACTATCGGCATAGGTCGTAACCTAAAAGACAGAGGCATTAGCCCAGAAGAGTTGGAGTACATGGATATCCCGAATATGGGCATCGTGTACACTATGGGTATCAACGAGGCAGATGCCCGTTATCTTGCTATGAACGACATCAAGATTGTTGAGAACGAATTGTGCAAAGTACATCCTTGCGTCAACAAACTAGATGCTGTGCGTCAACTTATCTTGATGGACATGGCGTTCAACATGGGTGTACCACGTCTGTGTAAGTTCAAGAACATGTGGGCTGCGATACACGAAGGCAACTTTACTGCTGCAAGTCTTGAGATGATGGATTCGAGATGGGCACGTCAGGTTGGACGGCGGGCTACAAAACTGTCGGATGCGATGAAATCAGGAGAATTTTAATGGCGGATATTGATTACAAACAAAAAAGAGGAACAGTTTTTAGAAATTACGCTAACGCTTCCCGTAAAGCTGCCCGTAGTGCTGAAGTTGCAGATGATGGGGCTAAAGCTGCTCGCGCATCTCAAAAACGCAATATAAAAAGTAAGTTTAAAGCAGCAGAACAAAGCGGTAGAGTCATCACTCCTGACGGTAGACAAAGGGGTAGAGTCATAACTGCTGACTCTTATGGTATTTTAAAAAAATTTAGTAATAAGTATTCTATAGAAGTCTGATAATGCTACATGTTTTTCTCCTGTTTGTTTTCGTAGGCGTAGGAGATGATAAGAAGCTGGTCAGCAGAGACATGCACTTCAGAGACCTACGAGAGTGCGTCTGGTACGCACAAACCCTACACAAACAAGGCAACCTCATAACGGCATACTGTGTACCGCAGTTTATAACCGGCGGCAACGTAAAGGTATATTGATGGACCCCATTAGCGCAATGGCAACAGCATCGGCTGCTTTCGGTGCAATTAAAAAAGGTTTTGCCATAGGTCGTGACATTGAACAGATGTCAGGTGATTTGTCGCGGTGGATGGGTGCCATGTCTGACTTGGAACAGGCAGAGAAGGAAGCCAAGAATCCGCCCATATTTAAGAAATTGTTTGCTGGGCAATCAGTAGAACAAGAAGCCATAACTGCATTTGCTAACAAGACCAAAGCAGAGCAACAACGGTACGAACTACAACAGTGGATTAGCATGACACTGGGCAGGTCCAAATGGGATGAACTGGTTCGTACTGAAGGACAAATACGTAAGCAGCGTAAAGAGACACTGTATAAGCAACGTGAACGCAGACAAAAGTTTGTAGAGATTGTAGCGTGGATTATAATGGCGTGTATCTGCGTTGGTGTTCTTTACGGGCTTGTATCTTTTCTTTTATCTCGACAAGCCAATGCAGAAACTTTTCCTGAATATGTAGCTTGCAGACTTAAAGGTTGTGAGAGGATAGACGGACAACAGGTGTGCATCTATCACGGTGCAAACAACACTGTAGACCAAGTATGGATAGATTACGGACAGTACGTGCCGAACAAAATACAATGTAAGTACGACCCCAAACAAGAAAAACCTGCAAGCATTCAAGAAACTTTTGAACAAATTAGAAAGTCAAGAAAATAAAACTTGCCAAATGCATAATATGTGTGTATAATACTTGACAAGGAGAGTCGTATGAAACAACTGGCTTTTGACGCACTGCGTTACAAATACGAGGCGCAAAAAAAAGATGCAATATTTATATACAAAAATTACACGACAAATCCTGTTGCTGTGGGTGAGCATCCGAATCTTTTGGAAGAAATGGATAAAGCAGTCCAGATGTGGGAAAGTGCTAACAGCAAGCTGGATGCGCTTAACGTCTTGGATAGCGAAAGTTAACGGATACTAGATAATGGCAAGCACGTATCTTACTTTAGTTAACAATGTACTTCGGGACTTTAACGAAGTTGAACTAACCAGTTCTAACTTTACAAATTCTCGTGGCGTACAAACTACAGTAAAAGACTATGTTAATCGTTCGATTACTGATCTTATCAACTCTGAACTAAATTGGCCGTTTACTCGTGCTGCTGGTTCTGTTGACGTGATTGCAGGTAAGTCTTTGTACAGCCATGAGAGTATAGCGTCAAATCTTAAATACGTTGACTACGACACAATGTTTCTTCGTCCAAAAAACTATATTGCCAACGGAGACTTTGAGATTGCAGGGGCTGCAAGCATTACCAATTGGACTGCTGTATCCGGTACTCCTGTAGCTAGTTCTAAGTTTGGTAACACTTTGCTGCTTACTAATGCAGAAGCATCCCAAGAAGTAACCGATCTTATTGTGGGTCGGTCTTACATTGTAGTTACGCAAACCAGTGGTGCCACACTCACTCTTGAGATAGGAACCAGTTCAGGTGGATCACAAACTAAATCTGCTACGATCACTATTGCCAGTGGCAACGAAGTGGCTCTTACCGAAACTACGTTTACTGCTACAGCTACTACGCACTACGTAAGCTTTACTGAAGCAGCGGGCAATGCAGCGTTTGTTAAATTGGTAGAACTAAGTGAAGATGTTTTGCCTATTCCCCTCAAGTATTTATCCTACGAAGAGTACAACGATGCGTTTCGTGAGCGTGATACTCGCCCTGACACAGACAGGTTTGCTGATCCAGAATATGTGTATACCACATACAACAATGAGATTGGTCTCACACCTATTCCAGACACAAGCAATCGAACCTTAGAGTTTGATTACTACGTTGATAATACTGATCTATCTGCGGCAACTGATACGTCGATTATTCCTGCGCGATTTGAGACAGTGATAAATGCCCGCGCAAAATATTACACGCACATGTTTCGTTCCGACGTACAAGCTGCACAGTTCTCCTTAAAGGAATACGAGGATGGAATTAAACGTATGCGTATTGAGTTGCTTAATCGGAAGAACTACATGAGGGCTGTATAGAGTGGCTGACCTTAGTGAAACCGCTGCATTTCCGTTTATCTGTGAGGGGGGCTTAGTTGCCAACCGTTCCACATTTATTATGCAGCCGGGACAAGCCCTGCAGCTAGAAAACTTTGAACCCGACATAGAAGGCGGATACAAACGTATTCAAGGATTCCAACGTCACGTACGACATATAGTACCTCAAACATCATCCGCTGACGAAAAGGTGTTGATGGTAACAAGTTTTGAAGATAAAATACTTGCTGCACGGGGCGAAAAGATTTTTAGCAGTGCGTCTACGTCGTTAGGAAGAGGGTCATCTAGTGCGATTGCTGCCGACACAGCAATGACGGGTTCAGGAACTATTACAGTAATATCAACCAGTGGGTTTAGTTCTAGTGGCACTCTTCAAATAAACAACGAGTTGTTTACTTACACTGGAGTAACATCAACTACGTTTACGGGGGTTACTCGCGCTACTGGTGGAACCAGTGCAGCAGCCCACGCTGCTACTTCGGACACTACTAGAACAGTGGTTTCAGAATCGTGGACAGAACGAGACACCGGACGCACTAACGCTGGCAAGTATTCGTTTGAACGGTTTAATTTTGATGGCAACAGTAAGATTGTAGTTGTTGACGGGGTAAACGCCCCAACGGTGTTTAACTCTGCATTGTCTGCAACAGACGTAAGCACCAGTTCTGTTCTTGGTGCATCTATTGTAGCTTCGTACCGTGAACACATGTTTTATGCTGGTATGCCACTTACCGGCAACTCTGGACCACAAGAGTTAATATTTAGTGAGCCGTTTAACGAGGATGGATTTAGTTCAGGGCAGGGTGCGGGCAGCATCAAAGTTGATGATACAATCGTTGGCCTCAAAGTGTTTCGTGACGGTTTGTTTATTTTTTGTGAAAACAGGATATTTAAACTTACGGGCAGTTCACTAAGTGACTTTGCGGTACAGGCTGTTACACGAGACATTGGCTGTATCAACGGCAAGACTATCCAAGAATTTGCTGGTGATCTTTTGTTTCTTGGTCCTGATGGGTTGCGGACAGTTGCGGGTACAGCAAACATTGGTGACGTGGAGTTGGGCACTATAAGTTCAAACGTACAGTCCCTTTTTGATGAAAACATATCCGACGCTACAGTATTTGATTCTGTCGTCATACCAGAAAAGACACAGTACCGTTTGTTTTTTAGTAAGACAGGTAGCTTGGAAAGCAGAACAGAAGGACTAATCTGTGTCCTTAAAAACCAACAGGGTGGGAGCAAAGGGTACGAGTTTTCTACAGTCAAGGGAATTAAGCCGTCTTGTACAGACACCCTAATTGATGCTGGAGACATTCTTGTTTTGCACGGCGGATTTGACGGGTACATATATCGCCAAGAAGAGGGTACCACGTTCAACGGAACAGCTATCTTAGGCAAGTACCGTAGTCCTGATCTTACAATGAATGATCCCGGCATACGAAAACACATGCAGCGTGTTATTGTAAACTTTAAGCCTGAATCTACCATCGATGCAGACATGTTTGTTCGTTACGACTACGAATCACCAACATCAGCCCGACCTGCAGCATACCCTCTTGACTCTACTAGCATTGCAGGTATTTACGGGACATCCACTTACGGTACGCCAACATACGGCGGACCTTCACAACCACTGATTAGACAACCTGTAGAGGGATCAGGATTTGCTGTAGCCCTACGAGTAAACGACGGCGGTTCTACCCCCGCCTACTCACTAAAAGGTTTTCAGCTAGAGTACCAACTAGGAGCGAGACGTTAAATGGGCGCATCTTACACACGACAGTCATCGTATGCTGACGGAGACATTATTCAAGCGTCCGACAGTAACAACGAGTTCAATCAGTTACTGGCTGCATTTGCTGCAAGCACTGGACATACACACGATGGCACTGATGCAGAGGGTGGCCCAATCACCAAGCTGCTTGGCAACACACTCACATTTGGTGCAGCTACGGCTGGCACAGACATTACAGTTACATTTGACGGGGAGTCAAACGACGGTGTACTCAAATGGATGGAAGACGAAGATTACTTTGAGTTTTCTGATGACATCCTTGTAGCCAGCACAGAGAAGCTGCAGTTTCGGGACACGGCTATCTACATCCACTCAAGCGCGGATGGGCAGCTTGACCTTATAGCTGACACGGAAATTCAGATTGCTGCCACTACTGTAGACATCAACGGTAACGTAGACATATCAGGCACACTGACAATCGGTGGTGCGGGTATCTCTGAGGCAGAACTTGAAATACTGGATGGTGCAACAGTCACCACAACCGAAATAAACGTACTTGATGGTGATACGTCTGCCAGTGCTACTACTGTAGCTGACGCAGACCGTGTTGTATTCAACGATGCTGGAACTATGAAGCAGGTGGCGGTCACAGACTTAGCTGCCTATTTTGATGACGAAATTACGGCGATGCCAAACCTTGTTACCACCGCAGCTACGACTGTGGGGGCACTCAACTCTGGTTCGATCACGTCTGGTTTTGGTACGATTGACACAGGATCGTCAACCATAACAACCACAGGTTTAATTACAGGCGGTTCTCTGGATATTGACGATGTAGTTATCAACGGCACAACAATCGGTCACACAGATGATACCGATTTGCTTACCGTTGCTAGTGGGCTGCTGACTGTGGCAGGTGAAATATCTGTGACTACACTGGATATAGGCGGTACAAATGTAACGTCTACAGCAGCAGAATTAAACATTCTTGATGGTGTAACATCCACTGCAACAGAAATAAATATTCTTGACGGAGATACTGGTGCTTCTTCTGTAACTGTTGCTGACGCTGATCGTGTTGTTTTAAACGATGGCGGCACAATGAAGCAAGTTGCTGTAACAGATTTGTCTGCATATTTTGACGATGAGATTACGGCAATGCCAAATCTCACATCTGTTGGCACGTTGACAACTTTGACTGTAGACAACGTAATCGTCAATGGCACAACAATAGGTCACACTGATGACACTGATCTAATTACAGTAGCGGATGGTATTGCCACAGTTGCTGGCGAAATATCTGTAACTACGTTAGATATTGGCGGCACTAATGTTACGTCAACTGCAGCGGAACTTAATATTCTTGACGGTGTCACTGCAACAGCGGCAGAACTTAACTACAGTGACACAGGTGCTGCTGTAGGCACAGTTGTAGCTAGTAAAGTAGTTACAGCAGATGCTAATAAAGACGTAGCCAGCTTCCGTAATATTACTTTAACAGGTGAGTTAGACGCAGGTTCGCTTGACGTATCAGGTGACGCAGACATTGATGGAACCCTAGAAGCAGATGCGATTACGGTTAATGGTACAGCACTAAATACAGTTATTGCAGGAGTAACAGTTGCTAACGCTACTTTAGCAGCAACAACTACCGTTACTGACAGCACAGCTAACACTAACTTCCCTGTTGTGTTCCATGACGAATCAAATGCACTGCTAGATGACACTGGTGCTTTGCGATATAATCCAAGCACAGGCGAACTGTTAGTACCTAAACTTACTGTGGCAGGTACAACGACCACCGTAGATACCGTTACAATGAATGCAGCAAATGCCATTATTTTCGAGGGTGCCACTGCTGACGCTAACGAAACTACACTTACTATTATAGACCCGACGGCAGACCGCACAATTAACCTTCCCGACCAGTCGGGCACAATTCCTTTGCTGGCTGCAGCAAGTAACACAGCCATTACGTCTACCCCTGCCGAATTAAATATCCTTGACGGTGCTACAGTAGTCGTAGGCGAAATCAACGCACTTGATTTGGGTTCAACAGCAGTCGGTAACGCTATTGCATCTAAAGCGGTAGTGCTTGACTCTAACAAAGATTTCACAGGTATTCGTAATCTTACAGCCACCGGAACAGTTGCTTTTGGTAGTATATCGGATGGTACAATAACAGCTACGGCATTTGTTGATGAAGATGACATGTCATCTAACAGTGCAACTCTTATTCCTACACAACAGTCTGTAAAAGCGTATGTTGACAACGAAGTAACTAGTGCAGGGGGTTTTACCAGCTTCTTTATAGAAGATGATGATGGTACAGAAGTTACAATCGACAACGCCAAAGAAATAAAGTTTATTGGTTCAGGGATAACAACCAACTTTACCGACACGTCTACTGGTAGTGATGGCGACCCGTTTGATCTTACGTTTACAGTTGACGCTGCACAGACAGGCATCACTTCTATCTTGGCTACAGACTTGAAGATTGGTGAGGATGACCAGACCAAGATTGACTTTGAGACTGCAGACGAAATACACTTCTATGCAG